CAGTGTGCCTGCAGAAAGCTGACGGTACTCCGTGGCGAAGTTCCACGGGTGGCTCCGAAGCACATCGTTGCGGATCGAGGCGTAGGTGGACTTGGCCAACCGTGCAGCCTTGTTGTCCACATCGATATTGGCAATCGCCTTCATGCCCATCTTCTGGAAGGCCATGTTGATGATGTCGATCGCGGCAGCAACTTCGGGCGGTTCAGCCATGTCTCAAAACCCCTTGCAAGAAGGGGCACCGGATCAGAGCCGCTGAGTCCGATGCCCCCCCGGGTCGTTGTTCGACCCCCCTGAATGAATCAGTCGCCGGACAGGTAGATCAGCTCGCAGAGACACTCGGTCGCAGCGTCAGTTGCGGCCGGATTGGTGTCCCACTCCATGATGATCGTGTAGTCCACGGCAGTGTCCGCAGACGCCCCGGCGAAGAACCACATGGGCTTGCATCGATCCCACGCATCTGTGCCGTCCAGGGCAACATCGACCCGAGTGATTGCACCCGTTATCACGACCGCTGAAGCAAACAGATCGTTCGCACCCGCAGCCTCCACCAGGGCACCGTCGTTGTTCGTGCCCTTCAGTGCCAGTCCGAAGTTTGCTGCTGCGGTCGCTCCGAAGTTGCCATCGCAACTGAAGAGCAGTTGCACCAGTCGATCGGTCGAGCTGACATCCATCAGCCGGATGGTGTCTTGGATCGCCATGTCCTGACCACTCGGTACGATGAACTGACACGCCTTGTGCCGTAGGCGGCTGTGCCCCAATCCTGCCGCAACGGTATCTACCGGCGACTTGAGTGTGGTGAAATGGCCCGTCTCGCCCATCTCAGGTCCGTAGTGATTGCTGTAGAAGGTCGCCATCGTTCAGATCCCCTCAACGATGTTGTGGAAGATGCCCCCGCCACGATCCCCGCGCCGGGGGCATCCCCGGTTTTCTTGCTCACCCAGTGCTGGAGCTTACTCCTGGCACTGAACCTCGACCACCCCGTCCTCGTCCATTCTCGTCGCGCCTACGCGCATCGAGTAGTAGACCTGAGTCGAGTAGTCCTTGTCGTCCCGCTCCGAGACCCGACCACGAATGTCGAGGCCGATGGCCAGCAGAAGCGAGTTCTGGGCATAGAACAGACACGCCCGAACCGTCGGTGAACCAGCAACAGCGTTGACCAGCTCAGTCTGCTCGAACTCGAAACCACAGTAAGAGCTGATGCTCCCCTGGGCAAGAGCTTTCACAGTATTGAAATCGCTCGATGCGACTTCCGTGGTGTTGAGCATGTCCTCGATCTGCTTTGACGTCACGACGGCGTGACGGGTCTGGTCCCTCGGAACTTCCGAGCCATCCAGGATCCGCTTCGCGGCCAGCACCTTGCCGATCGTCAGCGGATCGGATCCGTGGACGATCTGGTGCGTGGCGGTGACGAAGGGCGCTGTACCCGTCCCATCCTCACCTGTCTTTGAAGTGGCCAGCGCCGCACCGATGATCTCGTTGTCAATCGTGCGTCCCGCCGCCGAGGCCATGGTCATGCCATAGGCCCCCGCCGGTTCGTTCAGGACCTGATTGATGTCCTTGCCATCGATGAGATCGGCTGTGTGGTAGAACTTCAGAATCACAGCGCGCCGCCGATGCGGGATCTCGATGAGTGGCGTATCGCTGTGCCGGGTTGTCTTCTCGGTCATTGTCGTCAGACCGATCTGATCGAAGAACGAGATTTTCGCCTTCACCCCGGATTCGACACGCACCCGATTGCGGAGTCGTGACATCTTCTGCTGTGCGAGCAGAGTGATGCCGTCGGTGTACCGTTGTACTCGATGTGTTTCGATTTCGTTGCTCACGAGTAACCTCCTTGAGCAAACCTGTCCAAAGACAAGTGCGTTGCTTCAAGGGCTCCCCGGAGTCTCCGGACCCTAATCGATGGTGCGGACCACTAGGACTTAGTGGCTACCCGCTTTTTCGAGGCTTTCTTCCGAAGGACCTTCTTGGCGGGCGTACCCCCCACTACTGAAGGCTTCCCCTCGGCGCGCTGCCTCATCTTGCATGCAAAGCTATACGTCTCGTCAGCCTTCCGCAAGATCCCCTCCACGGAGGCTCCTCCGGTACGGTTGTCGATGCAGGCTCGCAGAGCTGCCAAGGCAAGGGAAACCTCTTGCTTGGCGTAGGTCCAGTCGAATATCTCCTGGGCTGTGGTCTCGGGTGAATCTGCTGTGTAGCTACCCGTTCGGACGATCTGGGCAAAGCGCATGCACTCCACCGCCACCCACTCTGCCCGCAGGCCAGCACCCTCAGTTGTCGCTTCACTTGTCATTGGGATGCGCCTGGGCATAGAGGGAGTCCATCTCGGCGTTGGCCGCAGGATGTCCTGCGTGTGCCGGTGTCAAGTAGGCGTCCATGAAGTCCTTGTCGTTCTGCTTCGCTGCGATCTTGGACTTCGCCTCGGCAGGAGTCATGGCTCCCGGAGCCATCATCCCACCGTCAGACACCAGATTGTCCTCTCCGATCAGACCGGCCAGCTCGATCATCCCCTTGATGAAGGTCGGGTTGTTGCCCAGGACAGTGCCATCTGCCAGCCTCGCCTGAAGCATCGACTCACCGTTCTCCTTGAACAGGTGTTCAATGGCACGGGAAGCCAGGTTGACGGATCGCTGATACGACGCGCCCAGCTCCTTTTGTAGTACCTGTGCCTGCGTGTCGTAATCGTTCTGGGAGTGGTCGATAATCGACTGGTACTGTTCCATCTGGAGATCGACGTAGCCTTTGAGGAGCTTGCCCATCTGGCCTTGTGTCACACCGGAGTCATGGCAGAGCTTGACCAGCGAGTCCTGATTCTCCTGGCTCCAGGGCACCCCCTCAGTCGGAGTGAACTCGGTCAGGTCGTAACCGTCCGGCGTATCCGGACGCCCCAGCTCCTTCAGGAAACGGTGGACATCCTGAACGTCGTCGGCCTTGGGTAGGAGAACGCCCTTCTTGCCGATGGCCGGAACGAGATTCGCGTACTCGTTGGCCATGCTCTCGAACGACTGGTGCCGTCCGATATTGACATCCTGCTGGAGACCCTCCGGTAGACTGCCAACCAGCGTTTGCCAAGCCCCTGTAGACTCTCCGGTCTCCTCGGTCTGACCCACGACCTCGGGCGTTTCCATTCGCGGTACGGCTCCTTCACTCATTTGGAATCCTCCTCGACCTCATGGGGTAGTCCGAAAGCCTCGACGTCCTCAAGGCTCATATTCAAAAAGCTGGTGATCCGAAGCAGGACCCGGCGCATCCCGAGGAGATAGGCCTCCTTACGCGCATCTGTATCGAACAGGTCCTGATCCGATCGGCAAAATGACTTGAGGTCCGAGAGGACGATCTTGCCCCCAGGACCCTCAAAACACATCCGGTAGTAACGCCGCATCCGAAGTCGGTGCAACCGAAGCTCGGCCACATTTGCGAGCGCCTTCATCAGGTCAGCGGGCCTCCAGGCGGCGGCTGCGTCGCCTTGATGTACTGTGCCGCACCCGGCAGTATGTTGCCAGCCGCTTCAGTAGCCTGACTCATCTTCTCCATCATCTGCTGCTGTTCCTGCTGCTGTGCGCGCATCTGACGCATCTGAGCCACCATCACATCATTGACCAGGATTTCCGGCGGGACGCCCTCGGCCTCTGCAATCTTTCGGATGCTGATGTCGGCATCCAACAGATCCAACACCTCCGGACTGGCAGGGGCAATCTGGTTAGCTGCAGCCCAGGTGTTGAGAATCGCCCGAGACTCCTGCTGGCGCTGCGACCGCATCACGGGCGACAGGTAGGTGATCGTGATCGGGACATCCTCCATCTGCGGAGGTCTGGGAAGAAGTAAACCGCCACGCTCGGCCACATCCATGGTCCGGCGCAGGTTGGGCTCTGCCCACTCCGCCGCAGCACGCGCCAAGGTAGAGACCAGGATGCGTGCTGCCTTGGTCTCCATCTCCAGTGTCTGGGTTGCCGTCATTGGCGTTCCGTCAAAGAGCTGGAGCAGGTGACCAAAGAACGCCCGCTCGACCATCTCCTGTCGCTGGGACACGATCTTCTCACCGATCAGTGTTTTATCGCTCACTGGCAGCTGACGGATGGGATCATCCTTGAACACACCTGCTCGATAGATATTGAGGCTATCGGGACTCGTGTCGATCTGGGTCAACACGCCATCATCAGGTACGAGTAGCGGCGGTGCCATCAGCTTCTGGCTCTGGGAGATCAAGACCTTGCCCATCTCGTTCAACATCTTGCAGTCAGATAGCGCCATCCAAGCCGGACCCCGGCCATACATCTCGCCAGAGTCGCGTCCCCAGCGTGCAATCTGCCAGGGGAAACTCCAGTAGCCCGACTCCCGGATGATCTTCTCCTTGGCCTTCAGGATGTAGACGGAGCGCCACGGTCGTTCGTCTTGGCGTGCCTTGCCTGTCTTCAGTTCAGAACGTGGATGGGTCAGGTGGATGCACTCGACCTCTTCTGTCGGGTTGGCCTTGGCCTTCCGATCGATCTCCTGATCAACACCCTCACCAAACGCTTGCTGGAACTTCCGCAGACTCATCTTGTATAGACGGAACACCGTATCTGCACGGTCCTCCGAAGACTCATCGATGTGACACTCCCCAAGCGGACGACTGTGGTGGGTCGGCCCGAGGCCCGGTTCGTCCTCGATGTAGTTGATCGCGGTCCCGAAGAACACATAGTCCACATAGAACTCCTGTGCGGACTGCGGGAACATGTACTCCGGTGCTTTGTAAAGAATGTCGAGGCTGGCCTCGGCGCTTGTCAACCAGTAGTCGATCTCCGGATCCTGGCGCAGCCCCTTGGGGTTGACGTCCAGGCTGAACCAGCGACCAGCAGGGTTGGTGACGATGCCATGCAGCGACCCAGCGAGAAGATGCCCAGCAAGCAAGCCCGTTGTGTCGTAGATGCGCCGCATGCGTTGGCGACCCGGCTCATGCGTCTCATTGAACGAACGCAAGCCGAGAATCGAGTCTGCTACGTCTTGCCAACTAGACTCGAAGCTCTTGCGTCTGCCCTTGAGGAGATCGAACCGTTCAACGATTTGCTTGGCTGTTTCGAGCGCCATCAAACACCATCCTTCCTCCACCGCTTCTTGTTCTTGGAACTGCCCACAAGCGGGATCCAATTCCGATGGCCACGCGAGAAAATGTCGTTCAGATTTCCCTCGACACCGAGAATTGACCTGACGTAGTTGGTCGGTTCGGGCCACTGGGAGACATCCGACTTTGTCCCCGGCGCAGTCACGGCCATCTTTGCGAGGTTTCCCACGCCTGCGTTGTACGCGGCAAGGGCTAGCGCCTGGTCGCCCCTATACAGCTTCAACAGGTGGGCCATGTATCGGACGCCTGCCTCCAGGCTTTTCTGCGGATCCAAGCGTTCGTCAACGGAACCATCGACCCTTAGACCCCACTCGCGTGCGGTAGCTGGCATGAACTGTGGGAGCCCAACAGCACCCTTGCCACTGCGCGCCCCGGGATCCCATTTAGATTCTTGGTTGATCTGGTTTAGATAGATCCCTTCGTCAACGCGACCCTCTCCGAATTGTTTTACTGCGGTCCTAGCCATGTCCTCCATTTCCGATTTGGTCACGCTGACGCCACCCGCAGTTGTGGTCGCCATACCCATGGCCAACTGGCTTCGCGTTACGAACTGTGTCAGCTGTCCCAGCAATTGGTTCTGCTTCTTGGGATCCGGCTCTGCTGCAGCTTGTCGCGCTATCTTGTTGGCTTCGTAGGTGGTGTCGATTTCGAAGTCCATCTTGTCAAGCGCGCTATGGATACCAAGTACAACACCCACTGGGCCTACCGTATCCATCTGTTGCCGGACACCCTGCGACTCTTCCAGCCACGACCGCATACGATCGCCACCACCCACCTGCCCAACCGCATCAGCAAGAACGGAGGCGAAGCCAGTGAGTGAGCGAAGCTGTTTGGGCACCTCAAATGCAGTCGTCTGTTCCAGGAGGATGTCATTACGGTCGGACAACTCCAGGAACTCGTCCTGCGAAATCGTCTTCAGGTCGGTCATCTGTTGCAGAAGACGCTGGTTGTCCACGACACGAGCGTGCGCGCTTTGCTGCTGATCGTTCCAGAGACGGATCTCGGCCTCGTTCCTACCCATGGACAAGGCAGTAGACTCGGCGAGCTGCTCGTCTGTTGCGGGATCGCCAATCAGTTCGGCAAAGCCCGCACCGACTTCCGTCCGTTCGTCATCTCCAAGACCAATCGCACCTAAGAACTGGTCGAGAAGTGAACTCGCTGCAGCGGTGCTACGCGGGGTCTCGGTAGCCATGGGCTAAGCCTAACTGCCAGGACCCAGAACTGTCGGTATGCCGAGACGTGCCCTAGACATTCCACCCAGGGGACTGAGGATCGAAGCTCCGTAGCCCCGTCGCTGCTTTATCCGGTTTAGCCGGGTTGCGCGTGCTGCTCGACCTTCGGGTAGTTCACTTGCGAACTCATCTGGCATGTTCGGGCTGCCTATCGCAGCTTGGATGCCAGTGGTTGCGCCAGATATAGCCAAGCCGGTGAGGCCAGTCTCGACTGAAGCAATCGTAGCGGGAGCCAAACTTGCTCCAATTCCCGATCCGAAAATGCCACCTGCGCCACCGCCAACGCCACCGCCAACAAGGGTACCGCCAGCGGTACCGCCAAGGGTACCGCCAGCCACACCGCCAAGGGTACCTGCGCCAGCGCCAGCCGCACCGCCAAGGGCACCTGCGCCAGCGCCAGCGGCTGCAGCGGCAGGTGCGACAGCACCAGCGGCACCTGCGCCAGCGCCAGCGCCAGCGCCCCATAGACTCGCAGCGCCAGCCGCAGCCGCAGCGCCAGTGCCACCGCCAATCCCCAACGCTCCGCCTATCCCCGTCACAATGGCTGCGATCATCGGGGGAATAAACCCCGCCAGTAGTACCGGAGTGCCGTCAAT